ATACCAACGATGTTAACATCATATCCTTTATCACTTGTAAAGTATTTATACCCATTACAATTTAATGCTTCTTCGATTTGTTCTCTTGTGAATTTTGCCATAATTTTGTACTTTTTATTTTTGATTAAATTCGATAACCTCAAAGATACGAGTTTGAATACGCTTAGTACCCTCTGTATTTGTGAGTATTATTGAATTTCTAAATTTCTGCCAATCAATGATAAATGTTTTATCTAATACACCACCATTTTCTTCTCTAACTAATTGGTTTAGTGCGTTAATGGTGTATAAAGTATTTGACTCTTTTTTTCTGTGTATTAGTATAGTATCTTCTAAAGGATGTGGAGGTTTAAACTCGGTATTGATGTTATAGGTAACATACAATTCATCCAAATTTGACTTATTCTGTAAAATATAGATATAGTTATACACTATCACATAAGTCTCTCTAATATCTTGTAGAGTCTTTTGTAAAGTATCCTTAGAAGTAAATGTACACAATAGTTGTGTTTTCATATTTTTTCTTAAAAATTATTCAATCACCTATAAATATCAAATAATAAATTTGGGGGTGGTTTATTTGGAATCTACTTTAAGTCTTCTTCTTTCTTTTTTAGAAATTTCCGGCTCCGGCGGATACTCTTCTTTGTTTGCATCATATAATGCACGTGCAAATTCAGGTGCTATTTCAAATTCCAACCCTACACTTGATGCATACCCTTGTCCTTTTTGTCTTACTTTAACTATTGAAATTGGTACTGATTTTGCAGGTGGTCCTTTTGATTCATAAACAAGGAAATTATTACCATCTTCATCTTCTTTCATTGTTAATCCAGCCTTAAAATCGTCATAACTTGAAATACCAAAAACTCTACTTAAAGTTTTAGGGTCTGCGGATAGTCCACCTATTGCCATTTTTTCTTCACCTCCTAATAATGCTTTCATTGGTAATTTTTCTGCCAAAGCATTTAAACATCCTTCTTTTGCCTCTTCATCCTCTACTAAAAACTGTATAGTATCATTTTGATATCGTTTAATTGAACCCTCTGGAAATTTCCCATCGTCACCCTTTTCATATCCAATATGATTATTTAAAAATTCACTAGCAGTGGTTTTTTCGGTATTTCCTTCAGAAATTTCTTTTGCTCTTTGTACAGCGGCATGCATGATTAAATATTTCTTAAATCTTGTTTTATCACCAGTTCCGAATGTTTCTTTAAACCTATCTAAATCAATTGGCGGTGGGATTGGCATTGATTCTAATTTACTAATAATTTCCTCTGCTTTAGGTTCAACTTTGTACCCATCTTTTGCATTACCCGAAACAACACCTAATGCATTTAGAGTTGTTCTCAACTCTTTGTTTTTCATTACCAATTCAGATGTTAAAATTTTTCTATCAACTTGTAAAGTTACTGCATCCTTTCCATATTGAGTTGGTCGTTCAATTTCACCTTTTTTATATTTAGCAATATCTGCAGCGTCTGGTACATTACTTGACCATTCTTTAATATCAGTAACAACTCCATTATATATGTTTGCATTAGAATCCTTTTTAAGTGAAATTTCATCCAACACCGGTTTACCATTAGAACTAACTTTAACGTACATATCACTTGAGAATCCTTTATTTTCGTTATAATTATCGTTACCTAATGCCTCAAACTCAGCTGGAACATCCCATGCTACATTAGAAATTTCCCAATTACCTTTACCGAACTGTGAATCATATCTTTTATTTGTAACAGTTCTTACGTGCCTTACGGATTCGAGCCATTCTTTGGTAATAATTGGCTTTGTACCTTTTGGGTATTTAGCTACTTGTTTTTCAAGAGTTGACATAAATCCTTCAAACTCTTCATCACTCATACCAATTGATGACATTGTTAATATTTCACCAGCCTGTGATGGTAGTACACCTGCACCAACACCTGTCATATAGTCAGTAATTTCTTGTTTACCGTTTTGAGTATTTATTAGTCTTGTAATTACTTTTTGATACTTTTTAGGTATTTTATTAGATTTAAAATACTCATCTAAATCAGATGCNTTAAGTTCGTCTTTTTTATCTTTGTATATTGGCTTTGCCTTACCATTTGCAAATGCTTCATCACTGATACCTGTTTCGGTTTCTGTAAAAACTTCACTTGATTGAGTATTTACATTTGATAATGATTTATTTTTTGTTTTTGATGATTCTTTATTATCATTACCATTTACCCGTTTCACTCTTTCTCTCTCTGCCTTTGCATAATCAGAATTAACATCTACTGCAGTTCCTGTTTTTGGAGTATCATCGGCAGTACCATCCCCATCTTGTTTTGTATATTGACCATCCTTACCTTTAGTGAATTTGTCACCAGTATATGCATCTTTATTCTTTTCCCACTTATCATAATCTTTTGCAAGTACATAACCAGTACCACCGATGTTTTTATATAAATCATCAGTTTTACTTTTGGCTTCTGCTTCTAAAAGATTTTCAATTAATTCGTTTTTGATTGAACCTAATCCAAACTCATCTAATATCTCAGCAAGGATTGATATATGTTCTTTGTTATCTAAAATAGGGTATCCTTCGTTAGAACGATAAGATAACTCTGATAGTAATTCTTTGATTAATTCTCTTCTCTCCATAGTGTAATTATTCCTATATCCTATAAATATTAAATTTTTGAGTAATCCGTTCCCCAATCAACCTTTATAGGAAATCCAAATGATTCTGCAATTTCTTTTAATTTAAGTGCATGTTCTTTTGGAGTATCGAGTGGAAAACTAAATAAGAACGAATCATAAGTATATAAGGTTAACTCAATGTCGGTTTGCTTTATAAACTCCAACATCTTTTTCATTATCCCCATATTCAATTCAGTTTCAGTTGCTTGAAGTAGATAGTTAAACACCTTTTGTGGATTCACACCTTCTATCGAGCTAAGAGGTATATCTCTATTGTGAGTCGATAAGTACCCTTTCTTTGATGATTCCTTCCATAACACCTCAATGTACTCTCTAACCTTCTTATAATAAGGAATAGAGTCAAACTCCTCAGGTATACCACCATATAGTAATTGGAATGTAATTCCTTTTGATTCACTATAATCAACTTCGTATTGGTCTGCCAACCATTGGTGTACCGATGTTTTGGGNAAATCGTATTTAATCAACTTACCGATAATACGNGGATGATATGCATCATAATCCATTTGAAGGAATATATGACCTTCTTTGGGAACAAATACTTCTCTTGTACCATCTTTTTTATTAAGAGCACTAAAGTTTATACCACCAAACCTATTTGAGGGTCTTGAAGTGACTGTATATGGGTTATATTCGGTATAAAGGGTATTACCTTTTAGATGTTTAGTAGCATTGGGATACCTATCAATAAATTTTTTCTCATCGACGCGACAACCATATCGTTCAATATCTGATAAAAGAGGAATCATCGTATCATCAATCCAACTTTTAGAAGGAGTAGGAAGATTAAACTTATCAATAAATGATTTAAGATATTCATTCCATTTCATCAAAGGTGCAATCTTTCCTAAGTTTTCTCTTACACCCATTCGGGTATAATGTGAGATAAATGATTGATTTTGTACCTCATCGGGTATAAGTTTACCACCTTCAAAGAAGTTATAATTGGATATATCAAAAATATTTTGTATATTTGTATCAGTTTGTAGTAAACCCTTCTTATTCCATACCCATTTTGGTTGTGTGGAGGTTGAGAGGTCTAAATGATGAGATTTCCCATCAATATGATTGTATATGAGAATAAAGTCAGTTTTTTCCACCCTTACGAATAAGAACGCAAGGTTATTGTTCATTGGATGTTTTTCCAAATCACACCATATCGGTACAACTATGGAAGGATTATTCTCCCACATTTGCATGAAATGTTCTATCTCTTTATTAGATTCTACTACAACCATCTAACAAATATAAGAAAAATAATTGGAATAACCAAATTATTTCTTATGAAATTGTAAAAGATTTGGTAAGTATAATGAAATCTTAGGAATAGTCTTAGATGCTATTCTTAATGATTCTGTATTGGATTTCTTTACATCGATGGGGTCTCCAGTCAATCTCCAGTCTAATGTAACAGAAATATAAAATGGGTTTTGTGAATATGAACCAGCGTCATCAGTTGTAACTTCAAATATATTAGAGGAAGTATCATTTGATTTTTGAATAAAACTACGTTCAATATACCCTCGCTTATACTGAGTTTTTGTTATAGATGGTATTTCTGATGAGATGTTTATTTCATCATAATCAGATGATTTTAAAAGTTGTTTATATCTATCTATATTCATATTTAAAATCCTTTTGTGTTTCTATATCCACCGGTCACCTCAGTAGTCCACTCCATTCCTTGTATTGTATGCTTTACACCAAGTACTTGAAAAAATCCACCATCATATTTTTTAGGGATTCCGATTACACCAAACTTATCCCCTCGCTTTATACCACTAATACCATGAATAGTAAACGTAAACTCAATTGGTAGTAACGGAGACATATCACTATAACTTTTGATATCACCCTTTGCTAACTTTAGAAGTTGTTTATCATCATATGATGCAACGTATAAAGTCTTATTAACATCAAATGACCCATTTATTACTGTGTCAGATTTAAATCTTTTGAAGTTTCTGATATGTACTTTGGGGTATTGTCCTAATTTACCTATAAAGTTTAAGAAATTAGCTTCTTTAAGTTGTTCAACTTCCGTTTCGTTTTTTTCGGATTCATCTTTGGTGTTATCTGCTTCTTCTGCTTTTCTGTAAACCTCGTATAAAATCTTATCTTTAAGACCAATTGCATTTAATCTTCCAACATTTGGTTGAGTTTCTTTATTTGATTTTATATTTAATCTACTTCCAATAACTTGATTCATCTTTGCCCCACTTATATCCAATTTTAAAGATGCATCTTTAAAAATCGAATCAGTACCAAGTAAACTAAATTTAAAAACTTCAGGTGGTTCTCCTTTTGGTGTAAAGTTTACTTCTTTTATCGAAACAATACTATCACCTTTTTTTATTTTAACACCATCTATTTCAATTGTGTTTGTAGCTTGAGTTTCCAATATTTGAAAATTCCATAAATCATTAACTGCAGATGACATTCCATTTAGTATTTGATACACCGCATCTTTTATAGTTATATTTGTACTATCCAAAATTCTAGCAGCAAAATCAAAATTTACATATAAATCATCCAATAACCCCCATGTACCAGCATCCTTCTTTAATGTGTTTGAAAAATCTACACTGTGATTTGCAGCAGGGCCGTTTTGTATGGAGCCACTTATAATATCTCCTTCATATGGAAATGCTATATTTAAACCATTCTTACCGTCTATTGAACAATCGGTAGTTTTTTCTGGAATTGCATTTAATCTTTCTTCTGAGTTTCTTGCAGCTATAAAATCAAACTTAGGTACTGCTTTATTTGGTATAAATAATTTACTTTTATCTGTACTAAACATATTTTTAAATGCCGAACATACACAATCCGAAGAGTGTAATATCATAGAAACATTATTATTTGAACCAAGTTTTAAACTTTTTAATTCTCTTTGATTTATTATTCTCATCAAAGTACCAAATCTAATGAATTTATTTTCATCAGTTAATGGAGTTCCTGGTACTATTTCAATTCTTTTACTGTTCCCTTCACTGTCCGTTTGTGTTCCACCACCAACATTAAAAAATCTACTAAGCATAGTTCCATCGGCGTTTTTATTTACTTTATCAGCTATTCTTGGGTCAAAATTTATGTAGTTTACTATATTTGCAATAGGAACTTTGCTAAGTGAAAAATCATTTTTACTTTCTAATGATTTAATTTCAGGGGTTTTTCTACTAGATGGTAGTGCATTGAAACAAAACATCCACCTTTTTTTTCCTAAATCCAAGTATTTACCACTTAGATTACTATAATCACTTTCTGGTTTAGGCTTTTCCTCCTTTTTAGCACCAGCATTATCACCATTTACCAAATAAGATGGTAATTCTGTAAAACCCGTACAATTAACTCCAACAGTCCATGTATCACCTTCAGTTGTTAAACCACCACCTGTTATAAATCCTAAATAATTATCATACTCACCTTTACCTAATGCTCTTCGTTCATTTACGTTTGTAAAATTATTAAAGTTAGAAATAGCATCTGCGGTAAGTTCTTTTACAATACCTTTAACCCCATCATCAGTATTCCATCCCCATTCTAAAAAAATACTAAATCCTGGTTCTTGGAAATACTGAGTTACTAACTCCATTTGTTCTTTTGAGAAACATTTTATTTGAAAGTTTGCCTTTCTACTTAAATTACCAGCACCCTCATCAATCTCAATTGATTCAATTATAGGAGATGGTCTATATCCTTGTCCTACTGATGGGTTTACTGCGGCACCTTTCCAAGTTTTACCAATTGTACCACTTTGTTTATCATTTCCATAGATTGAAGAAATACCAGCAGCTGCAAATAATTTAAAATTTGGATTAGATACTATTGTTAAACCATCTGCTGTTTCAGATGAGACACCAGATGTTACTCTTACCCATGCATTTAATTTAGATATTGCATAGGGGCTATTTTTACGGCCGACTAATTTCTCTTGAGCGTAACCTATAATATTTGAAAAATTTGGAAATGTTCCCATAACTGTTATTCACTAAAATTTACTATTATCTCAATATAGTTTTGTGGTATTCTTAAAATTGTACCATCCTTTAAACCAAATGGAGCATTATGTATGTTATTTGCTGATGCAATTATCCACCATAGTGATGAATCTTTATAGTACTGAAATGCAAGAGTATCTAACCTATCACCTGTTTCACTTGCTACATAGATATCATCATCTCTTAATGGAATTTCAGGATATATCTTAGAACGATATACAACCCTACCATCATTAATTTTTTTACTTCTGTTATTTTCGTATCTACTTGCCATATTATGTTGTTGGTGTAAATGAATAGAATTTTTTGGATGATGTATTATTTTTACTTAACAAAAATTTAACACTCATTGCTACATCAGTAATAAATGGCAATCTATATCCTTTCATATCTATATCAGCATCTTCTGAAGTACCAGTTATAGTATTCGCGTCATTCACCGATACTTTATGTTCTTTATTAGTTACATTCCAAGGAGTACTATCATCCCATGTATGAGATAAAGATTCGATAAATGATAATTTACCTTTATATAAATCACCAATAGTTAATTTAATAAATGGAGGAACTATTGCCGATGAATCATAATACCCTTGCGGGAATACCAATGAATTTAAAAAGTTAATTTTATCCCATCCTATTTTATGTTCTTCTGCATTTAATGAATAAACTTTAAAATTAAAAGTTACACTTCTTTCTATTCCACTATATGTGTAATTACTAAATGGTGAACCAATAAACTTATGAGAATCCCATGATGGAGAAAGTGCTTCAGTCAACCCACTTAATGTTGCTCTAAATTGTACTGTTTTATTTGTATGTACAGAAGTAAACTTTAATGGTACAAAATCATAATCATCTAACGTACTACCATTACCCAAATCTTTAGTGTCTCCATCAAATATTGATGTTTTATTTATAGTATCAGATATCTGACCCATACCTCTTTTCTTTTCTATAAAATCATCCTTTGATATTGGTCTTTTAATCTTACTTGCAAATGATTTACCCTTTCTATCAGGATTTGAACTGAATAATATCTTATTTGGTGTATCTAAGTCTTTTAGAGCTTTTGAGTATCTTCCACCTAAACCACCTTCATCGGATATATCAACAAAATCAAGTTTGTTAGGATTTGGGTCATTTTGTTTATTGTTATCTAAACCAACTCTTGTATCTGTACCCTTTGAGTTAACTCCATCTAAATCAACACCCCACATTGGTATTTCTACCTTTGGTGGTAATTTTAAATCAAATGTCTTAGAATACATTAAACCCTTTACATCTATTACACCATAATTATCAGCTGTTCTATTGATTTCACCAGGAACAGAAATACTACCATAATTTGTTGTTGTATTTTTTAAACCAGCTAATGATGCCCCATTGAATCCAGTTGTAGGAGCTCCTCCAAATAATGCTCCTCTTAATTTATCCTTTCCTAATTTTAGTGCACTACCTAATGCCTGTTTACCGATATCTTTTATATTACCACCACCTAAACCTTTTAAGAACTGTCCTAATGGTTTACCTTCACCAGCTTCTTTTACAGATTTTAAAGTTTGTAGATAATTTTTTTGAATTTGACCACTATCTGCACTATCACTAGTACCAGCTAACATTTCTTTAATCAGTTTATTAGTTGCTACTTTGGTTGGTATTATTGTTTGTGGAATTCCTAAGAATTTACTATTAAGTACTGCATCTCTACCTTTTTTGATAAGATTACCCAATGGACCACCACCACCATCATCACCACCAGTTGCTGCTCTCATTGTATCCAAAAGTGTAGTAGTTCTAAGTGTTAATCTTGGTAATTCACTACCATATATAAATGGCATTGATGCCGTTCTTATTAATCTAGCTCCTGTTACTTCTTCTTCTAAAAGAGTTTCACTTCCTTTAGCTCCTAAATTTTTTCTAGCTAATCTAGCTAAAGACATACCAACTGTATTCACAAATGGGTCTGCTGCTGAAATACGAATATCTTTTGAATTTCTAATATCATATGCCTCTTCTGCAGTCTTTCCACCTTGTGAGGGAAGTTGTCTATTTTTAAATAATTGTTCTAATGTTGGCATATCTTATTATATTGCGTATGTATTACTTCCTACCTTACTTACTTTACTCTTTATAACAGATGTAACCTTTGTACCATCCATATAAACATCTTTTGTTTCTCTGAATGTTGTTTTTAGTTCCTCCACCCATGCTGGTATTTCATCATTACTACTTTTACTATCACCACCACCCATAAGTGAATTTAATCCTGAAGTTACTGTACCAACTACTGAAAGTGCGAGTAAACCAGGTGATGCAAGTATTCCAGCTACACCCAATGCTACCAACGATGCAGATAATCCCATTAATGATAATGATAATAATCCTATTGCTGGAATTAGTAATACCAATCCACCAATCACAGTAGATATAGATAACAATTGTGGCATTAATGTTCCAATACCACTACTTAACATTTCAAATCCAGTTCCTATTTGCTGAAGTGCAATTCCTAATACTAATACAGATGATGCAATAACTAACATTGCTGCAGCTCCGGCTAATATTGCTACTGCCCCAACTCCACTCATCATAATTGCACCTAATAAAGAAACTGCTCCAACTAAAGCTAACATTGATACCACAGCCATTCCGACTGCTTTCCAACTAACCTTCATAAATTCTTGTACTGCTTTTCCAAATACGAATACTGATGCGGCTACTATTACCATTGCTGCTGCTCCTTTAAGAACTGCATTCATATTTATTTTAGACATCGAATCCATCATTCCACCCTTGCCAGCTGGATTAGATTTTCCTTTTAACATATCACTTACACCACCTTTATTGGAGTTAAACCTCATATCAGGTTTACCAGCCTTAGTTAATGGGCCGGAGATAGAACTAGCAGCATCAGTTGCTCCACCACCAAGTCCTTTGAATTTCTCACGAATCCCACCCAATACAGTGGTTATACCAGTCCAAGATTGGCCTGCCTGGGCAGATAGTGTTAAAAACTTACCTCCCCAATCTAAAAGTTTTGGGCCTGCTTGAGAAACTAATGCCTTAAGTGATTCCCCAATGTTAGAGAAATCACCACTCATTAATTTAGATACTTTTTGTGCTTTTTCTTGGTTGGTTGCCATTTTTCCAAGTTCTGCAACTGATACACCTAATAAATCTGCCGTAGCTTTCTTTTGGAAGTAATCCATTTTGTTAAATGCATCAATCCCACCAAGTGAACTTAGGGTTTCTTTCATCATACCCTCTAAGTCACCTTCCATTGCTAATTGTCTGGCCTTATCAAGATTAATGTTTTTACCTAACATTGCTCCCAATTCTAATTCTTTGGTAATAGATGATTCAAAATCAAGTAACCCATCTGCTATACCACTAATTGTACTCATGTTAGTACCTAACTTAGCAGCATAACCTGCAGCTTGTAATATATTTTTACCACCATCTTTTCCAAATAATGCAAACTCTTCAGTTGCACCAGCAACATCACCCATTAATTGAGAAACAGGTATATTATTCATTCTAGCAAATTCTCTTGTACCATCTGCAAGATTACCAGCAGTTTCTAATGAACCATCATTTAATCTAGATAAAGAACCACTCAATGTAGCTGCTTCAGTACCAGTAATACCCATATTATTGGCCATTATACTAGTCTGAAGTTGTGCTCCAAATGTAGCATCTTCCAATCCACCCATTTCGGCAGATAAAGCTTTTAATGTTGTAGCAGAATCACCAAATGCAAAACTTAATAAAGTTGCACTACCAGCTGCTCCACTTAAACCTTCACCAACTTGTCCTAATTCTGCATTTACTTCGGATAGTTTACCAAAAAACTTTCCACTACCTATTAGTAGTAACCCAGTTATACCTTCTGCACTACTGAGCCTACTAACAAATGTTTGAGCAGTTTCTGTTATAGCTTGCATTGAAGATTTTAATGCTTCTTGTGCAGTTACTTGTTTTTTAAGAGCTTCTATCTCATCTTCTGAAAGATTTGAATTATTGATTGCTATTTTATTTTGTTCTTCTAGATTTTTAAGAACTGCAGAATTTGCATCCAATCCTTTAGATATAGCCGCCATCTCATCGTTTCTTAAGCTAAGTAATGCTGCCTTTTGTTGGACATCAGATGCAGATAAGTCACTTATTTGCCTATTAATAGAAGCTATTTTAAATGCAGATTTTTCTTGTTGACTACCTTCTGCAAATGAATCCTGTTGTAATTTTAATGATTTTTGTTGAGACTCTTGTAAATTTTTATAAATACCAGATATAGAACCTATCGATTGTTCGGCACTACCATATGCATCAAGTGATTGTTGGTTTACTTTTTTAAGTTCTCTAGCAAGAACTAATATTTCTTTTTTGTATGCACGTATTTTTTGATTTCTTATCTCAATAAGTTCATTTGTATTGGCTTCTTGACGTGCTATAGCTTGCTGTAGTGTAGCAATATCTTGTTTTATTTTAAGACTATCTTTATCGTTGGCCATTTTTTATTCGTATTTATTTAGAATATTTCTTCATTAGTGCATCGATTTCTGCTTTCTGTTTGTTGATTTTTTCCATTCTATCAGTAAGCTCTTTTGGTATTCCTCTTTCTGCTGCTTTCTTGATTAGTCTATCAGCAGTGCCCCTTTGAAGTCCATCGAAGAAATCTCCTATGAATCGAGAAGCCAGATTTAGTTCATTTATTTTCTTTTTTGACATGAGTAATGTGTTTATACTTTTATACTATTATAAATATTGGATAAAAAAAAAGTAAGGATTATTTTCTAACCCTTACTTTTGATTGTCTTTCAGCCTTTTTGTATTCAGCTGATTCTTTTTTCTTTAATTCTACTAGTTTCTTAAAATAGAACTTTCTCCATTGTATTGGCATGAAGTAAACATCTCTCCAAGTAAATCCATTACCAAAGTTAACCAACTCCCAAATCTGGTTGTGAAGTTGAATTGAGTAGTTACTCGGCAGGGTAAAAAAACCCGGCCCCAAAGGGGATATCGAGTGCCTCCTCCTCACCCGTCAACTCCGATGTGAAATTGAATTTTAAATCCATATCTGGACTAATTTCTTTAACGTATTTTCTAAATGCTTTAGTATCTAATGCTAAGAATGAGTTTTGTACCCACTTAGTAATATTTCCTCTATCGTTATTACCATCTACTGATTGAATCATATACTTCAAACGAGTGGTTACATCAAATGTAGCATCTCCCTTTCCTTTATACAATCTAGCCAATGCTTGGTTTTCTTTTGTAATTTCTAATTCATCACCATGTGTTAAAAGTTTAAACTCTAATTCAGTTCCACTTTTTGGTAATTTGAATTTATAAAGATTTTCAGAATTTAGTAATTCCTCATTAAAATCTTTAGTTTTTACTTTAGATAAGTCAATAGTTACTGATTGTTCCTCTAATGTAGATGGGTCAGTTATCTCTACTTTGTATTCTGGTCCATATCCTAATACTCTAGTTGCTAATAAAATAGCATTTTTATCTCCAATAAGAATATCGTTTATATTTAAATCAGGCTCTACAACTACTGATTCAAATAACTTATCTAAAACTACACCCTTTTTAATTAAAGATTGTGATGCAAGAATATCTTCTTCTCTCGCAGTCATATACTTAATTTCAATATTTCCTTTTTTTAGGGGGTGGTCTTCTGGGTATCCCAAACCTTTAGATGGTAAATCAATTACCTCAGTTGGGAATTCAAATTTATTTTCGCTCATAATTTAACCTTTATTAGTTGTATATATAAGTATATCGAAAACAAAAAGTTATAAAATAAAAAAGGTTCTCACTAAGAGAACCTTTTCAAAATATAGATAGTAGTGAATAATATCTTAAAATTCTAATATTGCGTAATCGTAAGAAAGGGTTAATTCGATATCAGCAGGGTCATTAGAGTCAAATGATAAATCATTAAAGTTAGCTGCTTGAATAAATGCACCTTTTAACTTCCATTGTTCGATTTTATCTCCAACAGGTCCTAACATATAGAAATCAATATCCTTTTTGTAGAAATCGGCGTAACCTTTTCTACCAGTTAAAGATTCATATCCTAGTCTTACCCATTCCATTACTTGTTGAGCACCTGAAGGTACGATTGGGTCATACATTGTTATTGTAATGTCTTGCCACTCTCCTTTACCTTGTAGTTTTCTATAAGTATTGATATGGTCTAATTTCACCGTCTCAAAGTTTATCGCAGGTCTACTTGCAGCTTTTATAAGGTATGATTGAATTCCATCAATCTCCATTATATACCTGTTCTTCATCTTCGGTTCGAAGTTGGTGAACATCATTTCGTTAAATTCTAATACTTCTGCCATTTTTTTATTTTTCCTTTTATACTAATAAATATTAGTTATTCATTTTTTTGTTTATGCCGAGAACGATGCTCCAGTTGGTAAGATGTTGAAATCAATTACAATGAATTCAGCCGTCTTAGCCGGTTGTAAAAATATCTGTCCAGCAAGTATGTTTCTATCAACCACATCAGGTCCGTTGTTAGATTCATCCATAACTACTTTAAATGCATACAATCCTTGTCTTTGTTGAATTCCTTCTAAGTAAGGTTGTACAGTATTAATGAATCTACCTCTTGTCTGAGCCGTATTTTGTTCAAATACTAAGAATCTAGATGTAGAAGCAACAAACTTCTTAACGTTGATTAATAATCTTCTAACATTGATTCTATCCAATGCCGATGCTTTATCTTGCAACGTTTTCTGTCCGAATGCTACAATACCTTGTCCAGGGAAAGAAGCGATTGGATTTACTTTGTTTTCATATAAAGTATCTCTTTCAGAGTGTGTTAATCTATTTAGTACACTAACTGCTCCTATAATACCTCCTCTATTCAAACCAGCAGGTGCGAACCATTCAGCTGCAATAGCGTCATTTGCTGCATATACTGCGGGTAGTAATACTGAAGGTGGAACTGAGATTAGTTTGTTTGTATTTGAATCTACAGTCTTAACCCAAGGGTAATAAGAACCTATATAGTTTGAATCAATTGCGTTAGCCTGAGTAGTTACTTGCGATATTGTATCGTTTACTGATGTTAAATCAGCTATATAGAAACAATCTTGTCTAGCTTCAACCATATCCAATACATCAGTTACAACTGCTGGGTGTAATCTTCTTACAATACCAGGAGTTACTACCATATTGATATCATACTCATCAGCGTTTGAAACTGCGTTCACAGCTTTAGCGTATGCTTTAGAACCAAACTTAGTTGAATCAGTTAAATCAAATCCTTGCGAATTTCCAGTTGAAATTGAAGAACCTAAAGCGATTTCTCTATTCGGGCTCATTCCATCAAATCCACCTTGGAAACCTAAAGAGAATTGTCTCTTAATCATATCAACAGTTGATGAACCAGTCATTTCTAATGATAATCCAACTCCACTTACATTTCCATCAAATCCAAATACTACATTTGAACCAACTCCTACACTTTCAGGTAGAGGTTTCATATAGTTAGCGTTATCATCTTTTATACCGATTGATTCAAAATCAAATCCAGCATAATATTGTGGGTTACCAGTTGTGTTAGCTATCGAACCAGTTTGTAATACAGCTGAAGGAACAATAGTTTCAACAGTTGCTTTAATTGGATTAGAATAAGCTCCATGTCCAAATGGTGCAGCAGATACAGGGTATGAACCTTGCTCTCCTACTTCTACTCTAATATATTTAGAGTTGTTTATCCAATCACCATTTTCGG